GTATAGAGAGGTTAAGAGAATCATTAAGAAAGATGAGAACTAAATTAGAAGAAAATGGCTTAAACAAATAAAATATAAGCATATAAAAATTTAATTTTATATGAATGGAGGAATAAACATGGAATTAATTAATGATAAAACTAATGGATATTATGAAGCTAATTCTAACATAGGACAAGTAAAAATAGTTATTAAGCATGGTATTATGAAAGTATATAATACTGAAGACAAATGGTTCTTTGATATTAATGATAAGTTTATATTTGTTAAGATGGATGATTATATATTACTTGTAACTGACAAAGAAAAACTTTCAGGAATACAAATATATAAACCACTGAAAGCAATTCTATATGATCCAAATGAGATACAGGATTTCAGTGAATTTAAGAAAATAAGAAAGTTTGAGGTGAAATAAATGAAACTAAAATTATTTGAAAGATTATTAACTAAAAATTTAAATAAAATACCATTGCTATGGGTTGATTTTAACTATAATAAATATAAATCAGATGGTGCTAAAGGTTCATGTATGGCTAGAGTTCATCCTAATTTGAGAGATGACGAACACATTAAAGAAGCATTAGGTGAATTGATAGATTATATTAGAGAAAATTATAATATGGATGAAATATAATAAATTAATGTATAAATAAATGTTGACACATGAAAATTTTGGTAGTAAACTTATATAAAGGAAACAAATTAATGTATAAAGAAACTAAAAAGGAGGTGTCAAAATGAAAGCAAGCTACTTAATCACCCTTGTAGAAGAATTTTGTAAAGAAAACAAATTTAATATTTCAAAAATATATCAACAGATAGCTATTGTATATCAATCTGAATATGGAATTAATATTGTAATGCAGATGGAAGAAACGGGAGAATGGGATATAACCAAGTATTTAGAGAGTTTGGGTATCATAGAAAGATACGTACATATTTTAAATGGATTAAAGAATTGTATAAATAAAGGTTGGGATTTAGAATTAGAGAAATTATAAAGAATTAAGGAGATGAACTTGATGAATTATGCAGAAGAACAGTTACAAAATGCAATGGAAAATGAATTAGAAGCTATAAAACTAAGGAATAGTGAATTGGTTTCAGAGAATGAAAAGTTAGAAGAAGACAATATTAATTTAGCTAATGAAAAAGATGATTTTAGTATACAGGTAAGAACATTGACAAATGTAAATAAAGAATTAAAAGGGAATTTAGAATTTGAAAGAACTATGTATTCAAATTTAAAAGATAAATGCAAAGACTTAGAAATTGAACTTCAAAAAGAAATATCAAAATCAAAGAGAATAATAAAAGATTTAACAAGTTATTTATAAAAAATACGTGTTCAAAATATGAAAACTGACTTTTTAAAATGGAAATTTTATAAGAATATTAAGGAGTGAATTAGAATGAAAGTAAAATGTATTAGTAATGAAGGACATATGTATTGTTTAACTTTAACTATTGGAAAAGAATATAAAGTATTAGGAGAACGGGATACATCATATAAAATAAAAGATGATAATGGAGATATAGATTATTTTTCTTGGACTAAATTTGAAATAGTAAATGATAATGAGGAGGAGAAAGAAATGAAAGAATATACTTTTGAAGAAGTAATTGCAAATATAAAAGAAGGTGAAACATATAAATGTACAAATATTACTTTTGTAGTACATACAATAACAAGAGATTTTGCAGGAATAAAATTTAATAATAATGAGCCTATGAATTTTTGTGGTATAAATAATGAACAAAAATTTATTAAAATAGGTCATTCAGTAAGTTTTAATGAGGTGTTGTTTTCTAATAGAAAATGCAGAGTATATTATAAAAAATATGATATTGTTAATACAGATAGATATGATACCTTAGATAATATTTTAAGAAATATTGTACAGTTTAGAAAAGAATGTGATTTGAAAGACTTGATTATAAATGGAGATTGGTATCTTGAATAAAAAGTTGTTCAAATCTTGATTTGATGGTAAGTTAAATAAAATATATAGAATAATAATATTAGGAGGAATAAAAAATGGCAAAGTTTACTGATGAAAATATAGATGAAAATTATTATATAAAGGTTGAAGAACCAAAATGTTGCACAATGTGTTACTCACCAACTCATTATTTACATTGTCTTATAGAGAGTTATTTTTGTAGTGATGAATGTGTGAAAGCATTTTTAAAAATGGCTGATGATTCTACCCCAAATGATTAAGGTAAAATAATGTTTTTACTCGGTTATTAATAAAATATAGAGAATGAAAGGATATGATTTGAATGATAATGACAGTAAATGATGCTATTGAAACATTAGATAATAGGGGTTTATATATTTATTTTAATAGGGATAGAGTTAGCCATATAAACGATATTTTTAGTATTGAATATCAAGATAAGGAAAGATATTTTATTGCTACAGAAATAAAAATCGATACTACAGATGATACATTGCTAATAAAAGCACAAGAATATGGATATTATAATAAACTATTTGGAGATGTGGATATTAGAACTCTTATAAAGAAAAATGTTGAATATGTAGATAATAAAGAAACCATAAAACGATTAAAGAATGAGGTTTGTTATTGCTAATTAAGTTTGAATGAAAGGAATATTTAGAAGGAGTGATGATATGAAAATTACAAATGGAATAAATACAATAGACTTAAAACCCATAAATATTAATGTATTTAAAAATTGTATAGATTTAAATACAAAATGCGTATATAGACATTTAGGCAAGATATGTACACAAGAATTAGAATGTTTTATTAATTCAGATACAAACAAATGTAATTTATCAATTAAACCGATTGGAAAGAAATCTACTTATAGTATAGATAGTATTAAAACTAAATAAAGGAGTTGACTAATTATGTTTGAAAATAAAAGAATATTAAATCCAAAGTCACATTTTAAGCTAGAATTTGATATTAAAACTGATGATGAAAATATATTAAAAATAATAGAGAAGATACAAAAGATTGTTTGTGAGGAATTTAATAATAGTGATTTAGTAGCAGAAGTAATGCCAACTATAATTAAACTAAATGAGGATAATATAAAAGTAAAAAATAATAAAACATTCAAATTTCACAGTGATGTGGAAATATCTACAACAAAACAAGTAGATATAAAACGGGAATATGAATGTTTATAAGCGTAGCGTGACGAGAACACCAGTGTCTTTAGACATGGGAGGTTCAGAGGAGGGATAGGAAGTAATGATAAAATTAACAGAATTAAAAGATGATGAAATGTTATTAGTAAATAACGAATTAGTCTTAACTAAGGAACAGTTTTTAGAAGATTTTCCTGCTAAGGAAGATAGAGAAGGTTGTGAGATTTATACTACTATAAAAGCCATACATAGATTAGACGCAAGATATGCAATTGCTAAAGCAATAACTTATATAGAAAATAGTGTATATAAAGGTTGGACAGATAAAATATATAATGATATTACAGACGAAGATTATAAATATATACAAGATAGATTTGACGAAATTTTAGAACGCAACAAAGAACAAAATGTAAGTTATTATAGTGGAGAAGAAATTCAAATTGATTTTGAGGAGGGAAAGGATAATGACACAGAAATTTCAAATTGAGGTTGTTAACAGTTTTAACAATATAATAATGATATCAAATTTTTGTTTGTCTAAAGGTTATACAATTGTGGATCTAGACGGTATGGACGATATATATTTTGAGAATATCAAAACAACTAAACAGATGGGATTACATTTTAATGGAGCTGAGTTAACTATTTCTATAGACGAAAATGACCTAAGTAAAGCTATAGTATTTCCTAATGAATTAAATGTATTTATAAAATATAACTGTAAGGAGGAAAAGGATGATGGAAATTTATAAGCAATTATTAGATACAGGATTTACGCCAGTATACTTTAATAACGGGAATTTAGAAGGATATATGATTGAAAGTAGACTCAATTATAGACAATTTTTAAACTTAGAAAAATATAAGGGAACTGTAGATTTGATTATAGAGCTTTTAGATAGAGATAAATATTTTTGGTTAAATAACGTTGATAATTTATACATAGAAATTGATGAACATTTAAAATGTGCCGAATTATACTGGGAATATGAAAATGACAGAGAAGCTATAAACATAACAGATAAATTTGAAGATATATTAAAATTATTACCAAAAGATTACGAATATGAGACGCTAGATAGTTAAAATCATATTATTTCCCAAAATTGAATTTTAAAGTTAGTTATATCAAGACTTAATTAGTAGGTTTTGGGAAATAGTGTCGAAAAAGCACATAAAATATTAGTTTTATCAACTTATTAATAAATTAAAAATAATAAAAATGAAAGAGAGTGATTAAGTGAAATATGTAGGAAGTAAAAATAAATTAAGTAGAGAATTAGCACCAATTATTCAATCATACATAACTAAGGACACCAAAGGATATTTAGAACCATTTGTAGGTGGGGCTAATATGATTGATAAGATACAATGCAAAAAGAGAATAGGATGTGACATACATGAGGAACTAATTGAATTACTAAAATACACACAACAGTATAGTAGTTTATTACCTAAGACTATATCTGAAGATACATATAATGAAGTTAGATTAAATAAGGACAAGTATGAAAAGTGGTATGTTGGCTTAGTCGGTTTCTGTGCAACATTTAGTGCAAAATATTTTGGTGGCTATGCAAGAGGATTCAAAGAGGACAAAATAACACCTAGAGACTTGCCAAATGAAGCAATTAGAAATTTAAAGAAACAGTCACCTAATTTAGAGAATGTTGAGTTTGTTAGTACAAGCTTTATAAATTTACCTAAAGATAAAATAAAAGACTATGTAATATATTGTGACATACCTTATAGAGATACTACAAAATATAAGACTGAAACTTTCCCATATGAAGAATTCTACCAGTGGGTCAAAGATATGAGTATACATAATACAGTTTTAATTAGTGAGTACAATATGCCTGAAGAGTTCGATTGTATATGGTCTAAAGAAACGAAAGTATCTATAGACAGTAATAAAAAAGCTAATGATAAGAATAATATTAGAGTAGAAAAGTTATTTACATATAAAAAGTAAAAAAATACATAAATTATAAAAATAAATAATGGGGCTATTACTATGTTACAGACGTTTAATAAGCAGATAAAAAATGTATTTTACTTGGAAATTGATAAATTATATAAAATGAAAAAGAAAAGGAATGATGAGAATGAAAAATTATAAGTGTATTACTAAATGTCCTGAATTGGATTATAACAATGAAAAACATTGTATTTTTACAGAAAGTGAATTAGAAGATAAAAAGGAATATTGCCTTGATATATGTCCGTGTGGCAATATAGAAAATTTAGTTTTAATTAAAAGTGCTGAAGAAAAATTAGAAAAACTATTTAATGAAGGATGGCTATTAGTTGATTCAAAAACACTAAAAACTGATATAAATGACGATTGTTTAACTATAGATAATATCAAAGAATTTAATGAATAAATAAAAATAATAGGAGGTAATTATGGAACAAATTAAATTAGGAAGCGGAACATTAATAAATGGTGATAATCTAGAAGTAATGAAACAATATGATGATAATTATTTTGACAATTGCATATCTGACTTTCCATATGACTTGAAATTCATGGGCAAGAAATGGGATACATATAGTAATTTTTATGAATGGTGCAAAGAACGGGCAGAAGGATTACATAGAATAGTCAAACATGGTGGTTATGTTTTAATATTTGGTCATCATAAAACTAATCATAGAATGAAATGTGCTTTTGAAGATGCTGGATTTAAAATAGTGGAAGAAATTGATTGGGTTTATTCTACTGGGTTTCCTAAAAATCAAGATATAGGTAAATTATTTGATAAAGCTAATGAAACTGAATTAGCAGAACAATTTAATGGTTGGAAGACAAGCGGTTTAAAACCAGCTAAAGAAATAATAACAGTTTTTCAAAAGCCATTAAAAGGAAAGTACATAGATAATATAAAAGAATATGGTTGTGGTGCTATGAATATTGATGCTTGTAGAGTTGAATATAAGAATCAAGCTGATTTAGATTTAGTTAAAGCTAAATGTAATTTTACAGAGAATTCAAAATCAATAGGATTCGGAACAGCAGATAGTTTATACGGAACTGGAAGTACACCATTAAATCAAGCGAGAGATTGTGTAAAAGAAGATGGAAGATTTCCAGCGAATATTATATTTGATACATATATGGGACAAGTTTTAGATGAACAAAGTGGACTATTAAAGAGTGGAGCAATTAAGAAAGGTCAACCCGCAGGTACGGATTGGAAAAGTGGAGATATTTCACATGAAAGAAATGGAGGAAGAAGAGTACAACCAAAAGATATTCCAGCAAGTGAAGGTGGAGCTTCAAGATTCTTTTTAAACGTAGATAATGAAGATTTTGAACCATTTTTATATTGTGCTAAACCAACTAAGAACGAAAAAGGAGAATACTGTAATCATATAACGGTTAAACCTAAGAAACTAATTAAGTGGCTTGTCAAATTAGTAACCCCCATTAATGGCATATCATTAGATATAACTGCTGGAAGTGGGACTCATGGTTTAAGTTGTGAAGAATTGAATAAAGAAGAAGGATATGATATTGAATGGGTTAATATAGAAATGATGAATACAGAAGATGAACCATATTTTGAAATTGCTAAACAAAGAATAAGTGAAAGTATTAAATAATAAAATAAATTATTTCCTAAAATTCAAGTTTAAAGATAGTTATATCAATACATAATTAATCTGTTTTGGGAAATAACGACAAATTTCCACATAAAAGATGTCTTTTATGTGGAGTTAACAAATTAATGTATAATATAAAAATAGAAGGAGAGATTAAAATGTATTTATTGATTACCTTTATAGGTGTAACTTTAGCACTGTTTATTATTGGATTTTTAGTAGATAAATTTAGTAGTTGGTATGATGGTGATATTTTCAAATTCCTTGGATGGATCGCATTGGTTATAACAATTATATCTGTTATATTAGTACCAATACGTAGATATTATTCTACTGGAAGAGTTATAGAGTATAAAACAAGACAAGAAGTAATACAACAACAAAGGAACGCTAATGTATCTGAATTAGAAAGAGTAGAATTAACAAAAGAAATATTAAGTGATAATGTATGGCTAAAAGACTGTCAGTATGACATTAATAGTAAATGGATAAGCATTTACTATGATAAAGAGATATTAGAATTACAACCAATTAAATAGAAATAAGGGAGGTATAAGATATGTTTAAAGGTATATTTAACAATTCATCAATAACAAATAGTGTAATAGGAGGCTCTAGTATTAGTATGAGTGGAAATAAAGTAACTATTAATGGTAAAACAATTCAAGTTCCAAATGGAAATGTAAGTATTATTAACAGTAAAGTATTTGTTAATGGTAAAGAAATAGATACCAGTGATACAGATTTAAATACTGGTTGTGGCATTGTTAATATTTCAATTGAAGGTAATGTTGAGAAAATAGACTGTAATGGTTCGGTAGAAGTGAAAGGTAGCGTATCTAAAGGCATAGATTGTAATGGGAGCATACATATAATTGGAGACGTAGATGGAAAGATTGATTGTGGAGGTTCTGTTAAAATTCAAGGAGATCATAAAGGTAGTATAAACGCAGGTGGTTCTGTTTCTATAAAATAAATGAAGGGAGTTTTAATGATGAAGTTAAAAGGAAGTCTATTAGCAATAGTTTTATGTTTTATTTTAGCATTTGGAATAGATGCTTGTGGTGATGGAAAACACAAAGCTGAAATAACGAATAAAATACAGAACGAACAAAAGGCACAAATAATAAGTATAGAAGAAAAATCAAAGTATTTTGATGATACACCATTCCATTGGAATTCAAAATATGCAAGAATATATAAAGTTATTTATAAAAAAGATGGAATTGAAATTATAGGTTGGGTAAGATTTAATACATTTGTTGACGATTGGATTATGAATGAAAAAGATAAATAATAATAAAAGAAAGAAGGATTTAAAAATGAATATATCAAAAACACATAATCAAGCTTATATAAAATACATAGGATATTTAGGATTGTCTTTGTTACTAACAACATTAGGAACTTATTGTGGAGGATTTTTGATACCATATTTAACAAAACAATTATTAATAGGTTATTGTATTATGTCTTTAGTATTGGTAATCGGATTCTGTTTCAGTAGTGGGGAATTAAAGAAAATTCTGTTTTATGTGTTTACATTTGGTGAGGGTATAATGTTATCACCTATATTAAGCATAATGACGAAAGTAAGTATATATAAATGTTTAGGCATAACTACAGGAATTGTAATAATATTTGCTTTACTAGGATTGTTATTTAAGAATTTAAGTTTTATGGGTAATATATTATTTGGATTGCTAATTAGTTTATTAGGACTTACTATATTAAGCATGTTTGTACCATTACCTTTCTTAGCTTACTTAGGATTAGGAATATTCTGTTTATATCTTATGTATGATATAAATAAGTTTAAATTAGATTCACAATATGGATATTATATGGATGATGATATGATCCTAAATGCAGTAATAGTAATATACTTAGATATTCTAAATATATTACTATATATTATTGAAATCTTTGGAGATAGCGATGATTAATATATTAAATACTTTATACATTAATTTATTAAAATAGTTATTGACAGTAGGTAAATTTAGGTATAGAATAATAAATGTACCAAGTAATAAAAACAACTTAATCAAGAAAACAATAAAAACAAATTAATATATAAAGTAGTTGACACGATGAAAAATTAATGTTAAACTAAATACAGGTGGTAGAGATTAACAACTTTACCACTTACATAAAAGAAACCTAGTAATAAATTAATTTAAAATCAAATAAATGAATTTCAAGAATGGCTTAAACACTAGGGTTACAAACCTAGAAAGCAAATAAAAAGTATGTTTTATGTCAACTCAACTCAAATTAACTTAATGTGTTTTAAAGAGTATCTAAATTACTCAATCGGATATTACTTAAAGCATATTACATGCTTAATAAATTAAAGTATAAAGGAGAGAATAAAATGAAAAATGAAAAAATTAAAGGAACTGCATTTATTAGTTATGACATGAGTGGAAGTATAGACAGTGAGAAACAATCTTATTACAAAAAGGTTTATGATCGTTATAACAATCAATATGAAAAAGTAGAAGTTATCAAACATACAACAACAGGTAAATTTACAGATATAGATGATATATTAAATAATTCAGAATCAGGTGGTACATATATTTCATCGGGACTTAAATTAGCAGTTGGAGAAGTTTTGGCAAGAATTAATCCATTAGATAAAGTTGTAATATGTGGTGATGGAGATAATTGGTCAGAAGATAATGATAGAGTATTTAATTTAATAGGAATATTAGATGATTATTGCAAAGTAGATTATTTTGAATTTTTACCTTGTACATATTCAACTACGATGTATGAAAAATTAAAAAAAGTATATCCAAATGATAATAATGTTAAATTATATAAAATTACAGAAAAAGAACAAGATATATTTGGAAAGAAGCTAGTACCTAGAAAAGAAAATTTAGATATACATATACAAATAGATGGTAATAAAACTGTTGCTAGAATAGGTAGAAAAGTTGGAATAGCTAATTGTAATCCAGAAGATGAATATAATAGAGAAGAAGGAATTAGAGTTGCAGTTTGCAGATTATTAGAAATAGAACCTTTTGAAGAATAAATCGCTCTATAATCGCTTCAAATCACTAAAAACTGAAAAATCTAGAAATTAATATTTAAAATGAATTATAGAGCAAATTAGAAAAATGGACAAGATTTAAGAAGTTTTAAAACCAAGAATAAGGCTATGACTGGGTTTAACTTTAAATAAAAGAATAATTTTAACAACTATTTGATAAATTAATGTACAAGCAAATATAAGAAGTCAACATTGCATTAATGATTAGTCTTGTAAGACTAAAATGCGTAATATAAATAAATTAAGATAAATACAGAGAGAATCAAGTGAGTGAAATTAGCTTAAAATATAATATGAAATGGAGAGAATGAATAATGGCTAAGGAAAAAGAAATCACAATAATTAAAAGAGGTAAAGCAGAATTTAATTTAGTAGGAAAAGCTAAAGTATCAGGTTTTACATTTAAAACTGATTTAGAAAGCTCAAAAGAAGGTTCAGATTGGATTTATAGCCAAATGAACTTAGGAGTTGAGTGTGGAAAAGAAGGTGTCATTTATGCTGATTTAATGGGTGGATACGGTTCTGAAAGAGAAAATTTTGTAAATGTTCATGGTAAAAAGAAAGGTGATAATGGACAATACCAAGATGATTTTGAAAATCCTTTTAAAATTGACTGGGAAGATAGACTTGATGAAGATAATTTTGATTCAATTGGAGATAGATGTTTTATAACAGTAGGTTTAGAAAAGGATGATAAGGATAAAACTGTTTATAAAAAATTCTTAACACCATATGATGCTATACAATACGTAAGTGAAAACTTAGAAGAAGGCACAGTAATTAATGTAAAAGGTGATCTTAAATACAAACTTTATAAAGATACATATTCAGTAAGCAAAGAAATTAAAAGTATTGCATTATCAAATGCTACAGAAGACAAATTTAAAGCAACATTTACACAAACTATTTTTGTAGAATCAGATGCAATCGGAAAGGTTGATAAAGAAACAAGAACAATTCCTATAACTGGATACATAATAGATTTTGTTAAAGAACTTAATGGTGATAAAGTCACTAGAAAAGTTAAAGGACAAGAAAAAGATGGTTGTAATTTACCTTTAGTAAAAACATTTGATATAGAAATTGCTGAAGTTCCAGAGAACACAACTAAGTTTTTAAAGCAATTCAAAACTAAGAGCAAAAAAGTAACTGAAATTACAGTGGAAGGTATATTTACTAAAGGTTCTTTAAATACAGTAGAAGTTGGAGAAGAAGATATTCCAGATGATATCAAAGAACTTATTGAATTAGGAGTCATTGATAAAGATGAAGTTATTGGGAAAATGGCTTTTGCAAATGGTTCTAAAAAACCTGAAAGAATGATAATTAAGAAGCCTTTTATATCAATGGTTGAATCTAATGGAAATAAAATACCTAAGATTGCAAAAGAAGCAGATAAATATAACGAAGATGACTTAAATCCATATTTAATCATTGAAGCTTTAGGTGGCAGAGTTATAAAAGCAAATGACGAGCCTGTTAGTAATGATAATAGTGAAGATGGAGAAATTAATACTGATGATGTTGATGTTAATAAGTTAATGGATGAAGAAGAAACCGAAGAAGAAGGCGAAGATGATTGGTTAAAAGGACTATAAAATTACATAGAATAGATTATAGCAAATAGGTTCATAGTTAGTAAGTATAGATAATCATTTATACTTACTAACAAAATAATAAATTATAAAATAAATATATATGAAAGAAGGAATTTAATAATGGCATTCAGAAAACCAGCAAAAACAAAAATAGGTGGAAAATTTTTAGTATACGGATTATCAACAGAAGGTAAAAGTTATTTTGGTTGTACTTTCCCAAAAATAGGGGCTATTGATTCAGAAACAGGGTTAGCATTCTATGAAGATTCCGATATAGCAATAAATGGTAAAAAGTATAATAATATAGTATTTATAGACACAACATCTGATTTAGATACTCTAGAAGAAAACTTAGATAGTATTATAGAAGGCGATGTTGATATAGAAACTTTGTTAATTGACTCAGAAACAAAATTCTATAATACTATGGACATAGGAGCTACAGAAGCAGAAGAAAAGAAAGCCAAACAAAGTGGTAAAGCAGTAGATGCTAGAAGTAAATGGGGTAGAATTAAAAACATTAATATGAAACTTCAACAAGCTAAAATTACAGTATCAGCAAAAGGTGTTCATGTTGTTTCTACTGCACAAGGATTAGAAATAACAGATGACGATACAAAGAAAGTAATAGGATATAAACCTGACGCTCATAAATCTTTAAAATTTGATTATGATATTGTTTTAAGATTTTATGTTGAAGAAGATAAAAAAACAAAAGAAAGAAGATATTTTGCTGAAGTATATAAAGATAGAACAAATGTAACTAAGGTGGGACAAATAATTGAAAACTGTACATATGATGTTTGGAAGTCATACTTTGATAAAAGAAATGGTATTGGATCTGTAACAAGTGGTGCTAATTTTACTAAAGACTTAAAAAACTCAACAGATAGTGTATTAAATAATGCTGAACTATCTACTAAATTAGCTAAAGATATAAAGGAATTTATCAGTGAACACAAAACAGAGACAAACATACTAAAACAACTTAAATCAATTGCAGATGATTCAAGTATTGATATGAAGAACTTAGATTTAGAAGAACCTAAAAAGTTACAAGAATTTATGAGTGCTATAGAAAATATTAAATAAAATAAAAAGTTAATAGGCGAGGGTTATATTCTCGTCTATTTTCATAAAGAGGTGAATAGTTTATGAGTAAAATGACAAAACAAGAACTTGAAGAGTGGAACGATTTATACGAATATGTAAAAAATGATATATTAAAATATGATGAAAAACTAGCATTACCAAAAAATCTAGTCCTTAGATTAAAAGGACTTCAGCAAGGAAAATTCATAGCAAATAAGAAAACTAAAGCATTAGGAGATTATTCATTTAAAATAATATTAATGACTTTTAAAATAAATAAATATGAAATAGTAAATGCACTAACAGATAAAAGCAAATTTAAAGATGAAAGTCATATGATAAATTATATGATGGCAATTATTGAAAAGAAAATTAATGATACATATAGTAGATTAAATAGATTAGAACAATCTCAAATAAAAGGGGAGAATTTAGAAATAACTGAATCTGAAAATAAAGCTGAATACAAACAAAAAACAAAAGAGGTTAAAAACAGTAGATTGAAGGAGTTATTATAGTATGGTTAAAAAACCAACCACAAATAAAAAACCAGATGTTTCTAAAATCCCTGAAGAAGAATTAAAAGCAATTAAAAAAGTTAAAGAATATAAGTTAATATGCGAATCTAATATTGTTTCTATATTGTGGAAGGACGCAGATTTATATTTTGACTATGACTCTTTAACTTTAGCACATTTTACATATAATGAATGGAAAGTTTATTTTCAGATAGGACAAGATGTAGTTGTAAAAGAGAAAAAGCCAATTCTAGATGAAATAACAATTAATTTATATTTAGAAAAACACAATAAGTTAAAAGTTAAATATGATGAATACGGTGGATTTACAACAATAGAAAAAGCTAAAGAGTATGTTAAAGTAAAAAATATTGAAGGATATATAGCAGAATTAAACAAATGGAATACAGTTATTAACTTAGTTAAAAATAGATTTCCAATTGCTGATAGACTAAGTGAATATGTAGATATGACATCTGAAGAAATCTATGATGAATATGAAGCAATTTTGAACCACATATTCATAAATGTAGAAGGAGACGATGAAACTTTTACATTGGCTGATGGTATATATGATTTAATAGATGAATTAGATGAAGGTTTAGCAATAGGATTACCATTACATAACTCGCCATTACTAACACATGAGACTGGTGGAAATTTAGGTGGAAACATCACATTAATGGGAGGTTTATCTGGTGCTGGTAAGACTACTATTTCAAGAACATTATTACTACCATCTATATTTGAGAACAATGAAAAGATATTAATAATGATTAATGAAGAAGGTAGAAAAAAGTGGCAAAGAGAAATGTTGATATGGGTAGCAAATAATATTTACAAAAAGGATATCCAAAAATACAAACTCAGAGATGGTAAATTTGATGATGAATTTAAAACATTTTTAAGAGAAAAATGTGCAAAATGGATAGTAGATAGAGGAGATCAAATTATTCTTAAACCCTTTAAAAAATACTCAACAGACAAAGCTATCAAATGTATAAAAAAATATGCTCATTTAGGTATTAAATATATGATGCTAGATACCTATAAAGCTGACTCAGATACAAAAGATACTGAAGCATTTTGGTTTAATCTTCAACAAAATATGGTTAAGATTTATGACACTATAAAAGAAGAAGCACTAAATGTACATATATGGATAACATTTCAATTAGCAAAATCAAGTAGCAAGCAAAGGTGTTACACACAAGAAAATATAGGTTTAGCAAAAAATATTATAGACGTAGCTTCTACGTGTATAATGATAAGAAAACTATTTGAAGATGAACTCGAAGGCGGTAAAAACGAATTAAAAGTGTTTAAAACTTCAGGGAAAAGTGGAAAAACAAAAATACCAGTTCCATTAGATAAGAATAAACATTATCAGCTATTATTTGTTGTTAAA